GCACTAGGAGACATGTACATGTGTCTTTGCCTAACTTCCGCGTCTTTTTCCTTCATTTCTTTTGGTATTGAAGGTTTTACTTTTCTAGCTTGAAGTCTGTTTGCGTAATCTTGAGCATCAAACAAAGATTCTTCACGAGATAGTTCAGGTAGAGCAGTCTTGTACTTCTTACTTATGTGACGCATTGCATGGTGACGTAACTCGTGAAGCAGTGTTATAGTTGCATCGTATCTGCCGTAGTTTACGTTTTCACCAGCAAAGTAATGAACCCCAGCTACTTTTCTATTTTGTTTGGTCACACCTTGTTTTTCCGCAAAACCTTCAAACTTTCTAGATATACGTTTTGGATCTCTTCGCTCACCTTTTGGTGTATAAACTCCCGCGACTCCAACTGATACTTTTCTATTGCTAGGAAGCACAACAGCTTTGATATCCAAATCGCCCTTTTCATATAGGTTCCAACCTAATCTAGCTAAAGGATCTGTCTGTATGAACTCTTCCATGTCGGCTCGTAGTTCTACATCACCTAAAGCCGCTTGATTTGTTTTTTTCGGCTTAGACTTCGGAAGAACCATGTCACCCTTTGCGTACTTTTTTCTATCGATGAAGCCGCCCCCTGCGGCCTCTTGCCGACGGGCAATCTCTTTCTTTCCACGATTGTTGATCTTGTTGAGTCTGTCGTAACCGATAATCTTTGCAATGTGAGGGGGGATGATAACCTCGCCCTTTGATACAGCGATTTGTACTTCTTGGCTAACGCCTGATTGTCCTGTGTCCCCTACCTTTTTATAGGCATTACGAAGCATCTTTTCGATGTCATCCCGCCCTGCAAAGTCGGCTGCAGCGGCATTGATTACAAAGCTGCCTTCCTGTACGTCACGGGGCTGGTCATCAGCAACGCTAACCTTGTCAGGCTGAGTCTGGTTGCCACCGACAAACTCTGGACGCTCTGCAAAGCCAGCTTCGCCACCAGCTTGGTAACCGACGCGACCGCCAGACTTAAATGCAGTTCCCCCACTTCCGTCATCACTTGCATTGTCACTAGAACTACTGCCGCCACTCGCGCTGCTTCCACCCGGATTGCCACCGTCTCTTGGACTATCTGAAGGACTGCTGCTGCTGCTACTGCTGTCACCGCTATCGTCCCTACCAGTCTGCCTTGCAACCTCTCTAGCAACTTCAGCTTGAACTTCGTCTGACATTGGATCTCTGGTATCCGGTGCATCTTCACTGCTTCCCCGGAAATCACTAAAGGTGCCATAGCCCTTGTCGTTCAAGCCGGGGCCACCCGGAGTACCCTTGACTACAAAATCTTCCTCGTTAATAACGCTATTTAATTGATCAGCAGTCAGTCCTGTAGTCTTCGATGCTCTGTCGATAGCCTCTTTAGTATAGGCATCTTTAAAAGCATTGTCAGTTTTTGGCCTTCCAAATATGTCGGTTTCTACAGTTGATCTAATAGAGTTTACGTCTGTCCAACCCATGACGTTAGATCTGAACATGCCGTTTACTTTATCAGCAAGTGACTGCGCCTGTTCTTTAGTACCCATTGCGGCACCGCTACCATCCAAGCTAGTCCAACCCCCTGAATCTGGATTGTACGCCCCGCCCTGTTCAGCCATTTCCTTGCCTGTCATGTTGAACATGGCTTTTTTGCCTGTAGCTTCGCCCCAACGACCTGTCGCTTGATTAAACTTTTCTAGTTCCAGAGTTCCGGGAAGATACCCACGGCGAACAGCTTCTAAATTCCGCATCTGTTTTTGGCTCATGCCCATGAGATTACCGCTGTATTGAAAGCTTCCCGGTGCACGGCTAACCATCGCGTTGTTAACGTCCATAAAAGCACCGCCACCTACAGCTTTTATTCGTGCAGCATTTTGTTGCTGGATAGCCATGTTTGCTGCGCCACTAATACTAGCAAGAGCACCCATAAATCCTAAACCTACTACAGATAATCCTACATTTAGAAAACCGGGGGGTGCAACCGCTCTAGGCTTACCTGTCGGGCCTGTGAGAGTTGGAGCAGACGCCATGTTAAAAGCACCTGCTACTTGTTGTGCACTGCTTGCCTGAAGATTGTTTGTAAAATTGCTAAAAAAGTCAGATACCAAATCGCCTTTTGCTTTTAGGGTGGTTTTTCCAGTCTTAGGATCTGTCTCAAAAGACTTTGAATATTCGTTTGTGCTTACGTTGCCCATCTTATCAAAACTGATAGCTGATGGGTTTAGCTGGCCTTCATTATAAAGTGTTACATTATCCAGTGGATTAGCACCGCTTTGGAGAGCGTTTTCTAACGCAGTTTTACCTACATCTTCGGGGCCACGATCCCCACCAATTGGCTTAAAGATGTCTGGGCCTGTATCTTCCTTTACCTCTTCCTCTGATTTTTCCTCATCCATCACGGTACTTTGAATACCCGTACCTAGCGTCTGCGTATAGAAATCAACACCACCACTTAGGTACTGTTGTTCGCTAATACCTTCTGGATTGAAAAAAGACGTATAGTCAGGTGTACCCGACATGTTGAGTGTCGGTTGTGATCCTATATTTAACTTAGGTAGAGTTGTGGTTGGGTCAGTTGCCATTCTTAATCACCTTTTCGTGGTCATCCTTCAATCTCAGGAGCGTTTCCAGTAAAGCCAGCTTCCCCTGCACTTGGCGCAGTTCCGACTCCGATTGTGCCATTACCACTCCCCGAACCATCAGTTCCCTCAACTCCCCCAGATACTCCACCAGCAGGGGCCATTCCTTGCTGTTGACCACTGGGGCCAGCTTCGCTGCTTGCTGCTTGCTGAGCATTTTGCATCATTCCTTGTAACATCTGAGCGTAAATTTGGGCTTCGTTCTGGTCGTTGACTAGGCTATCTGGATCGATGTCCTGTGAGATTGCCAATTCTTTCATTAGGTTTGGTATCTTGATAAACGGTGCCAGCATTGGGTTGGCGACAGTTTGAAGAAGGGCTGTGAGGCGTTGGCTGCGTACTTCCTTTTGCATAACAGCCGCTACACCGCGTGGCTTGATTTCCAAGTCGCCCTCAATATCTTCTGCCTTGTCGTTGAATTGCATGTTCCATTGGAAGTATGCTTCACCGATAGGCTTCAAGAGGTAGTCATCTATATTTTTAATCACGGTCTTCATAGATAGACCTGCAGAACCCATCAACATAGATAGTCCTGACGCTGTACGTCCAGTTCCGGTTACACCAGTCTGTCCGTGCATAATTGACGGGATACCCGTTTCTTCATCTGCAAGCTGTCGGCTGATCTGATACATCTGAATGTTTTCAGGTGCCGTGTTCGGAAACTTCAGGCCATTGATAGCTGTGCCCGATACACCCGACTGACGACGGAAAATCTTGCCGGGGAAAATATCCATGTTCTGTCCGGGAACCAAGCTTGCCTCATCCACATCGAACACTAGGTTGCCAGCAAGAGCAAGGTTATCGATTGCCATTCGAACGTGACCATTCATCAGCATCTGAGCATCTTCCATGTTCTCAGCGACACCGACACCCCACAACTGGTAGGGGTTGATTTCGAATGGGAACGACTGGAATGGGATACGGGCTGGTGTGAAGGGGTTCAAGACACAGCGAAGAATCTTTGTGCCGCATACCCACACGTTAACCTGTACTTGATCAAACTCGTTTAGGTCTTCTGCGCCTTCCATACCCGCTTCGTAGGCCATCTTAGCATCTAGGGTGCCCCAGTATTCTAAGACTTCGAAACGATTTTCTTGGTAGTACGGCTCAGTTTCATCTTCACGAATTGTATCTTCGTAATACTTGTCCTCGTAGTTTGGCCCTTTTGCAAGGGTTTCTTCGATAGCAAGACCATCGAAATGAGGACGCATGACCAAGCTGCGAAGTTGTTGACGATTCATCCTATGACGTTGAATTACGTATTCACAATCGTCTAGAGATGTACCTGCCGGATCAGGGAAGAAATCCCATATAGAAACCGACTCAATACGAGGAACCACCTTTTCATATGGCTCGTACGTACGATTACCGTCTTCGTCTTTTACCCACTTGTGGATTCGTTTGTAAAAATTAAACGGTCCCTTGATAACGCCTGTACCTAATAAAGCAGATTCGAAGATTGCTTTACGGAATACGTTGATGGCGTTGGTGTCAAGAAGCTGGTCGTGGATGCACTTCTCCATCCGCCGCGCCTGTTCTTTTGCAGGTTCAACTTGCGGCTCACCAACTTTGGCTTTTCCGGGGACTAGGGCTTCACCGAACTGTTCACCGTACGCACCCATATTAGGTGCTGTGGCTTCCCGTGCTCCGGGTGGTAACTCCCGTCCGTCACCTTCGTACCCATATGGATCTTGTTGTTGTTGATCCAGCGGGGTCGCCATGTGAGCAAATTCAACGATACCTTCTGGCATCGGTGTAGACTCCACAACAAGCGGAAACTTCTTATTGGTAAATAAGATATCTACAATCTGCCCGTACGCAGCAAGAACTTTCGTTTTGGTAATCTTGATGAATACCTTCGAACGTTCTGTTTCACGATACTTGGTTGTAGAATCGTAGATGCCTCTGAAGTTTTTGTACGCCTGTAGCCAACGCTGTTCGTAGGAGTAGCGTCCGTTTTCTGCGTCTTCAAAACGAGAACGAACGTAACCTGCTAGACCCGGCATATCCCCTTCGGGATCAATTACGGGTACTGCAGCCTCATCATCAGGTTGGAGATAATCGTCGGACATGTCGGTTCCTTAGTAGTCGCGTTCTTCTGCCATCTTCATCACTGAAGGATCAACAGCGGTCTTGGTCATCTTCTTAGGCATGTCTTCGGTGAGTACACCTTGTTTTGCCTTAGTGTCGAATTCCAAACCTTCGCGGTATAGCTTGTTTACGCCTTTTTGGTCGTCTACAGATTCTTTATCAGATCCTGTGATGTAAGCTTCACCCATGTTGAGGTTCATGGTTCTCTCCTATTAGTTAGGGTTCATGGTTATGAAGTTGTCGTCTTCAACTTCAGGGGCAGGAATAAAATCCTGTCTTGCTTCAGGTTTTAATTGCATACCTGAATCTTGTATAGCGATTGCTTCCATTCTGTCTTCTGGTCGCAGGGTAGCATCTCCCAACTCTGTGGGTGCCAGTGCCATCGGTACGGCTGCAGCAGGGCCAGCAGCGGCTCCTAAAGCCCGTGCCCCTACTTCTAAGCCTACATCTACAGCAGCTTGGGCAGGGTCAGTCAGGAATGAATACGTACCTAATCCTGCAAGTGTTCCAACTGCCAGCTTCCCGCCGAAACGCTCCCACAGACCCAGCTTCTTTAGCTTATCTACATCTTCTTCAGGAATTGTTGAAAGAGGGTCAGTAGCAGATTCTGCTGTGATCTTGCTGCGAACTTCCTTCTTGATGGTTTGTTCCAACAGGCGACGCTCTTCTTTGGCCTGAATAGCAGCTTTATCAATCTCTGGCATCTGCGCTTCGAGCCGTAAGCGTTCTGCTTCAGCTTGTGTGGCAGTCAATTTCAGTTCTTGACTACGTGCTTCACGCACATCGTCGATCAAATCTAGGTCAGCATCTGTTAGCTTACCCTGAACTTGCGTACCTACGATGTCTTGACCTTTAGGTATGACAGCTAGGCGGGGTGCCTCTACTGCTTCTAGTCCTGCTGCCGTGACGCCCATAGAGGCAGGTAGTTCGTTCAAAGTCGATAAACCAAGAACCTCACCGTACATGTTTTGTAGAGCACGAAGGGCTTGCTTTGCTGTTGTGCCTTCCTGCGTCATAACTTGTGATACGTAGTGCTTAGAGGTGATACCCTTCAAGCCTTCGATTGTATCGTCGAAGTTATCGTGACCCAAGATGGTCGATGCTTCCGGTGCGTAACCTAATTCGTTTGCAATGATTGACGGGATGATCTTACGAATATCCTTGACGCCTTCAATCTTTCGTCCCAAGATGGTTTCAAATGGTTTAAATCTTTCGGCAATACCGCCGGGAGCCTTGACACCAGCAGTCATCTTACTAACAGTGGTATTAAAAATGTATTCTCGACCTTCTGCCCGTGCTTTTTCAGCAGCGTCACGCAAAATCTCTAGAGATACTTCTGGTATATCCAGAGCGTTACGAATCTTGTTGCCGCGACGGTATTCGTCTGTAAACCGACCTGCTTCAAAGTCAAAGTCATCTAGTTTGATCTTAGCTACCTCGCCGGGACGTAGCGGTACGAGAGCGTTGAAAGCTACGGCTGCACGAGTATCCGCATCTTTGATTGCAGCGATACCTTCAGTCAAGGCAGGAAGAGACTGCTGTGCACCGGGAACTTGCTTAAAGACCTTTGTTTTACGGGCTTGCTTTGCCTTTTCCAAACCCATGCCACGAGCCTTACCTTCAGCCTTGAAGATGTTAGGTGGTGGGGGAAGGTCGTTTGCAGCAGACGCCTTCTCGATTGCAGTTTGTACTGTAGCCAACGTGGTAAAGGTAGCTTCAGAACCGACTTCGTTGAGGCTTGTAAGAAACTTGCTGTCGCCTATCGTTGACCAAGCATCATCTAGGGACTTCCCTGCAGCTTCGACAGCCTTACGAACAGCACCGCGCTTACCTTCCGGCCCCATCTCAATGGCTTCACCGATGGTAAGGGTCTGATTCTTGATTTTGTCGGCTATGCTCATGCTAGGTGCGCTTTGTTGTTTTTGACGAATAGCATCGATAACAGATGCTTTTTCTGATTTGCTAGTTAAGGGCGTTCCAATAAAATCAAAATATGCAAGTATCTGCTTATCAGATAATTTATCAGGTACATCAACCTTACCTGCACCCTTCTTACCACCAAACGCTTCGTAGAGTCCTTCATCATCTTCTGGGATAAAGCCCGTATCCACCATACTTTGTAAATCTAGGGCAGCACGTTCTATTACATCGTTTAAGTCGTCTGCCATCGATTAGTATCCGAATACTTCGTCTTGAACCTTGTAGACGTGGTTCTTGATTGCGCCTAATTGTTGGTGTATAGATGCGTAGCCACTCATACGGGTCATTACCATGTAACGTAAGGCGTCGTATGCGTGATCCTCTGCCTTCGTGTCTACGTCTTCGCTATTCGTCTTTGATAGAGGTATTCCCGCAAGCTGCTTAATGGTATGCTGGCAGGTAGAAAATACTCGTAAGCGTGGTTCTTCTGTGTACGGATCATTGCCTAATCTTCTGTGGATTTCCATCTTGCCTTGAATACGGTTACGGTCAGATGGTGTCCAGCGTACACCGACTCGCATCATTGTTTCTGCTATGGATGGGCCGAAACCTGTTTTGTTCCAGCACGAAGCATCTAAGACGGTATAGTGTGGTAGAGGGTCTAATTGCTCTGCTTCTATTATTTTATCAGCTAAATCTTCTGCTGTCAAGTGTTTTGCGTATAACTCACGATATACCCAAATATTATTATCCCAATCAATAGCACCCCAAAGAACTGCAGACGGGGACGAATAGCCATAGTCCGCTGCTCTAATGCGAGGCCAATTGGTAGGTAGTTCGAAAGGTTCGACAACGTGTCTACTCCGTGAAAACTCTGGGAAGGCCGCTCCCTCTGCCACATCCCAATCCCCCTCTAGAAGTCTCTTCCGCTCAACTTCTGGGAGCGAACGCAACATGGCTTCGTATTGACCGTCTGCCATGAGGTGGGGATTATCAGTCAGCCGTGCAGGAACAAACTTGCGGTAGAACAACGGCTGACCTGCCTTCTCGTGACCGTTAGGCCACACAAAGGGCTTCATCGTATCTATGTCGTACGCAGGAAACGCTTCGTTTTCTGTGCGTGAGTCGATGTACATTTTCTTAACCCACCAGCCACCGACGCCGCCGGGGTTGGCTGTACAACGCATATATAGATTCTTTTGAAGTTCAGGATCTGTGGCGCGTAGTCTAGAACGTAGGTAGTCCCAGACGTAGGGAGTTGGGTATTGGGTTATTTCATCTATGCCTATCCAGTTGAAGGCTTGACCTTGAAAGCGGGTTACGTCTTTGTCTCTGTCTAGGTAGGTAAACCAAATCGTGGCACCTGACGGGAATACCCACGTTGATTTTGATTCACGGAACTTGGCTCCGGGAAACGCCTTAGTATATAGTTGGCGTGACTTGTCTATCAGTTCGGTTAGTTCGTCGAGGGTGCGTCTTAAAAGAAGACCCCGGTGATTAGGGTTGTGGCAATAACGTAAGGGGTCAGCAAGTAGAGCAAACGACTTACCGCCGCCAGCCGCTCCCCCATACAATACATCTTGTTCACCTGCCGAAAGAAACTC